CTGGACAGATTTATGAATCAAATCGTCCGCAGCGTGAAGCGAAGAAGGAAGCGATTCGCCGACTGACTGATGAAATCCTGAAGGAGACCAAGTAATGTGGTATGACGCATACGCTATGCACGGTGAGTGCGGCGAGATGGACTTTGATCCAGCATTCAAAAACGCATCGATGATGGAACAGCTGGGCAAGATTCTAGACTCCGAGTCCGCTCGTGAAGTTGTGGATCCTGCTAAGTTTAAACCTGTGAACACGGTGATCACTGATAATGGTCACGAGATTATGGTTCATCCGAAAGAAGCGAAGATGATCCGTGATGCTATTTTTAATATGGACTCTCCTCGTCGTTTGGAGATCATCAAAAAAATTCAGACGACAGAGGGGTTGACAAAAGTACTGGATTCAATTAGAATTTGATTTGAGGATATATGATGAATGTGAGTGAAATGTTGCCGATGATCGGCAAGGGTATTTCGGTTCTTCTGGCTGTGTATTTTGCGTACAAGATGTGGACAGAGGGTCGGAGTGGAAACGAACAACTTGGTTTGTTATACTTTATCGCCGCTGTGGTGGTATTGTCATGATGCATAATAAAGTGATTTTGACTGACGCTGATGGCGTCCTGCTTGACTGGGTATATGCCTTCGACATGTGGATGAAGAGGCATGGTTATAATGTAACAAACCCAAACGCATATAGTGTTGCGGTTCGTTACGAAACGAGTGATGGTAAGCGACTGGCAAAGATGTTCAACGAGTCTGCTTGGATTCGTAAGCTGCCTCCGCATAAGGATGCCATCAAGTATGTAAAGAAGTTACACGAAGAGCATGGGTATGTTTTCCATTGCATCAGTTCGCTGAGTGATGACGAATATAGTCAGCATCTGCGTACTAAAAACTTGCGTGAATTATTTGGCGATACAGTGTTCGAGCGTTATATCTATCTCGACACTGGTGCCGACAAGGATCAGGCTCTTGAGTTCTATCGTGACTCAGAGTGCTGGTGGGTTGAGGACAAACCAGAAAATGCGGAACTTGGTTTCCAAATGGGGTTGCGTCCTTTACTGATGGAACATGATCATAACTTGGATCATGTAAGTGAAAATGTCGATCGAGTCCGCAGCTGGAAAGAAATCTATGCTCGGATCGTTGGCTAATTTGTTTTTATTTTATTGAGGATATTATATCATGGCTACTAAGACTGTTGTTGCTTCTCAGGCTGATCGTGTACTGGCTGCTTTCAAGGCAGGCGAAGAACTGACTGCTAAGCAGATTCGTGCTCGCTTCAATGCGAAGAATCCGTACGAAGTCGTTCGTCAGGTTCGTCACCAGGGTTATGCGATCTATGCAAACGCAAAGACCAACTCTAAGGGTGAAACCAAGACTTTCTATCGTCTGGGCACTCCGTCTCGTGCGATGGTTGCCGCAGCATACGCTGCTGGTTTCGCTGCCTAATTTATCCCGCATAGGGTAAATAGGGAAACCGCTGAAGCTGATCTCAGCGGTTTCCTGACGGTGAATTGACACCGTGGTTGATCAGATATACTCATGTTGGCTGTCGGCATGAGAAGAATTCAAATCTCTTCGTTTCGATGCGTGGAGATAGGGCAGCCCAAATTCCGTCCTCGTAGCACAATGGATAGTGCAACAGCCTTCTAAGCTGTAGGTTGCTGGTTCGAGTCCAGCCGAGGGCACCAGTTGTAGCGATGGTCTAATGGCATGACGGTGGTCTCCAAAACCACAAGTTGAGGTTCGATTCCTTGTCGCTGCGCCAATTATAATAACAAGGATGTTATGAAACGATTGACGATTGATGCGAGAAAGGTTATAATTATTGCTCTGGGTGTGATTATTGGAAACGCATTTTTAAGGATTATCGGACTATGATTAATGAAGAATTAAAAGAGTTGCAGAAACCGAATTGCGCTATGGATTGCGGTGGGTTTTATACAGATTATGACGATCCAACTGGGGTTTATTCTCATGGCAAAGTAGAAGAAGTTCTGGTTGATCCAAGAGCAGATATGTTTATTAAAAGATTGCTTGCCTATATTGAAGACCAAAAGAAATTTGTTGAAGAACTTTCGTTGGCAGCAGTATATAATCCATCAAGAGAAGTTTAAGAATTTGCCGACATAGCACAATTGGTAGTGCAACTGCCTTGTAAGCAGTAGGTTGGGAGTTCGAGTCTCTCTGTCGGCACCAAATTAAATAAAGAAACAATAATGAAAAACTACAACTTTATTGGCAACATTGATGTTTCATATTATCAAAATTTGTTTTCGCATAAAAACGATTGGGAAAACATATATACCAAAAGAAGAAATTATGAATATGAGCAACATGTCAACACTAGTGTAATTCCTATTCTTTGGTCAAAAGATTCTTTAATTGCAAATAGAAATATTGTTGCGCCAAAAACAAGTTTTTTTGATTCGTATTATAATGAAGAGTTTTTCTTAGAACTAAAGAAAATATTAAATGCGTTTTACAATGGAGAGGGATATTTTGTTAGAATTTTATTTTCAAACTTAAATCCTAATTCTTCAATATTAAGTCACGCTGACTCTGGAGAAAGTCTTCTGTCAAATAACAGAATACATATACCAATTTTGACAAACAACAATGTAATATTTGTTGTAGATAATGAAGAAAAAAATATACAAACAGGCGAAATTGTTGAGATAAACAATTCTGCTGTACATAGCGTTCGTAATGAATCTTCAGAAAATAGAATACACTTAATTGTAGATTGGAATTCTAATTCCTCTTGAAAAAAAATATCTCTCTGTGGTGTAGTCTGGTAACATCCATGCTTTGGGAGCATGTGTCCGAGGTTCAAATCCTCGCAGGGAGACACAAAAGTCTTGTTGTCAAGACTTGAACTTTATAAATACTTGTATAGGAGGATTCTTATGCATTATTTAATTTATAAAGTAACAAACAAGATCAATGGCAAGTTCTATATTGGTTCGCATAAGACCAACGATCTTGATGACAACTATATGGGTTCTGGAAAGTATTTAAAACGCTCTATCGAAAAACATGGCGTTGAAAATTTTGAAAAACAAATTTTGTTTGTATTTGACAATCCAGAAGATATGTATGCTAAGGAAGCAGAAATTGTAAATGAAGATTTTCTTTCTGAAGAAAACACATATAATTTAAAGATTGGTGGGTTTGGCGGATTTGATTATATAAATTCAAATCCAGAAATATTTCTTACAGAAAACCGATTGTCATCTTTAATGACAAGAGCAGAGCAAACCGAAAGATGGTTAACGAAATACAATAGTGATGAAGAATTTAGAAATCGAGTCAAAGAAAATTTAAAACTTGCAAACAAAACTTCGAAGAAAAATAATCCCAAAGGAACTTTTTACGGAAAATCGCATAAAGAAAGTACAAAAAAACTTATGTCCGAAAAGGCAAAGGAAAGATTATCTGATCCAAGGAAAAATTCACAATATGGAACAATGTGGATTACTAATGGAAAAGAAAACAAAAAGATAAAAAGAGGCGATAATATTCCACAAGATTATATTGCAGGAAGAAAAATTGATTAAAACTCTCGTGATGAGTATAAAAGCGCACTGGTCGGAGCGAGCCTCGCCACCAGCTCATGTGGATAAACTGAGCATTTTATTTTTATTTTATTGGAGATAACATTATGTCAAAATGGCATGGCGGAAAAGGATCAAAACCCAGACCGATTTCCGATAGAAAACAATTTGAAGATAATTGGGATAAGATTTTCGGCAAGAAAGACAAAACCCCAGTAGAGCAGCTCGAAGAGCTGGACAAACAAATCAAGCAAAATCAATGACTTGCATTCCGTCTCCAATCTCGTAAGTCATTGATTTGTAAGGAGTTGCCCCTATTTCTTTCGTGCGCAGGGGCAACTCCCCCCACCAGCGTGCAGCTGCAACAAAAAGCTGCTAAGTCATTGATAGTCGGTCTGAATTTACCTTTCAAATCAGTAAGTTGCATCAGACCTTTCTCCCCCCACTTATGGGGTCATAAAAAATACCATCGCAAAAAGTTCCTCAGGGGACTTTACAACTGTCGCACGATCGGATATAATAGGTGCATAAATTGAGAAATGAGAGAAAAAAGGAGAGAAATATGTTGACTTACTTCACCATTCCAGTAAAACTGACAGTCAAAGATCGTCGTTACAAAAAGGGATATCGTTTTGAAACCACCAGCGTTCTGGCTCACTACAAAGATCGCTACAAAGAAGAAAATGCTATCGCCTGCATAGCAGCGACTTCTGGTAACATTGTTGAACTTGTATAAGAGAGAGTATATTATGTCTAAAATGGGTAATTTTGTATTTGATCTTCAAGAAATGATTGAAGAAAATGTGGGTGCGCCAAACGGTCTTTCGTTTGAGCAAATCGCTGAAAAGCTGGACTGCCCTGTTGAGTGGGTGTACAGTGAGTATGAATACATGCTGGAAGCTGCTGAGGCAGCATAAACTGAGTTTATGGGGTCATAAAGAATCCGAATTTTACTTTTGCCCCAGGATCGGATATAATAGGTGCATATTGAGAAAGGAGAGAGATATGTGGACTTATTCTGACGAACTTTATTCTGACCTTCACAAAGACGTGTTCGGTTGCCGTCCAGGGCAAAGTGCCTGGGACTACTGGATGTCTTTGGACGCTGGTCGGAAGCAAGACCAGTGGGACTATTTGGTTGACACTCTGCGTGAACAAGAAGCAGAGTTGCGTGAGTATCAGGCAAAGCAGATTGCTGCGCTTGAGTCTCGCATTGAGATGAATATCACGCTCGGTGCTGGCGATCGCAAGACCGCTCTGCGTTGGGTTCTTGATTCATTCGATCAGGATTCTTTGAAATACTATGGTGCTGAGCAGGTTGCTTATGACCTTGGTTTGCCGTATAATCATCCAGTGATCGCTGAGATGGATTCAATTTTGGAGGCAGCATGAATAATCCAGTTGCAAAAAACGCTGGCACTTTCAATAAGTCCGCAGTGATGCGTGACCGCAAGAAAGACGAAAAGCGTGGTTACACGAAACACAAATTCAATCCTGACGAGGTGTACAAGAACACCGTGTCTGGTCGTTTACACGAAGGTTGATATGAAGTATCTACAGGAAACTACTGATTGGTCGGATGCGTATGCTCGCATTCCCAATCACATTTACATATTTGACGGATCTTCTTGTGTGGGGTATATTAAAGAAGGCACGAAAGACAAGATTATGTTCAGCAAACCATCTCGAATCTTTTCTAAGAAAGGTCGCACATTCAAGGAGATCAAACTATGAATGATACAATCGAAGTAAGCTGGGAAGAGTATGATCAGTACATGATTGAGTCTGGTCAGTGGTTGACAGAACACGACTATTCGGCTATGATTGAGAATACTCACTTCAATGGTTATGCCGACGATGAGTTTGACGAGGGTTGTTAATGCACCAGTGGGAAGCAATGGTGGTGGTTACTTCTTCGGTCGCACCGAACGGCATCCCGACACGGATGACCTGCGCCGCAAAAAATTACCTAGAAGCTAGAGGTTACTTTGAAAAGTTTGGTCGCATCACCATGGGACCAAGGATGATTCAATGAGCGGATATTTGATTATGATTACTGGCACCATCTATTCGGTTGTCAGCATTGATCAATTCTTCAAGGGGAATATTCCTATGGGCATTGCATACTTCGCATATGCGCTATCCAATGTTGGTTTGTGGATGGCGGTGACCAAATGAAAATGTGGACAGGCAAGCACTATTGGGAAGGCGGATTCGAGAACGAGTTTGAGGTATTCCCAACCAGAAAAAATTTAAATTCTGAGATCAAACGATCAGCCGAACTATCTTGGGTTTGGCGCACCGTGATTACTGACGAAAAGGGCAATGTCATTTATGATGAGCAAAAAGAAACTCCAATGTCTTCGAAGGGAAAGGGAACTGGAGCAAGCAAGAAAGCTGAAAGCAAGAAAGCAGTTCGCAAAAAAGATGGGATTGCGGATGAATCCAAACGGCGAGTATGTCGCCCCCAAGATATCTAACGATCGTGAGTACAAACCAGCCGAAACCTATCGGCGAGAAACTGCTCATGTGCCGAGTTACTATGGCACAGGCAAAATGATGGTTGACAAAATTGAGCCGATGCGCTATACTGGAACACTGGTAAAGGGTATTGCTACAATGCACAAGTCCAACGCTGTACCTGTAATCTCGCAAGAACACGCTGAGGCAATTTCTAAGATGAGGAGAGGATAATGGCGTTTGAATGGCCAAGAATCCATAAGTGGGAAGACAATCTTTATAACACTGCAACTGAGTGGGTTGAGGAATATGTCCTTGAGCACTATAATGTTGAAGCGATCGAAGATTTGACTGAAGAGCAAATCGCTGAAGTACAAAAGTTTTGGGATGAAGAGTTGAATGAATACTCTCCTCTTTCAGCAGGTTTTTCTAATTTAATCAATTGGTGGGAGTCACAGTAATGGCGAATCATGTAAACACCTATGTAAATTTCAATCGTATTTCCGAAGCTGGACAGAAGCGTTTTGCCGAACTGTGCAGTCGTCTGGATGGTTGGGATAAAGAAGGGACATACTCCTTCAATATGCATGACATCTTTGGTCTGGAGGAATCTGAGGATGGTCCAGGGACATACAGCTGGAACATTGATAACATTGGTGCTAAGTGGTGCTACATGGAGGACTGTGGCGATCATGGATTCAGTACTGAGTCTGCTTGGTCGGTTCCTTTTGATGGCATTCAGTATATCTTCGAAGAAATTTATAAAGTAGATCCTGAACTGGTTGCTTCGATCACATACGAAGATGAGATGCCGAACTTTGTGGGTTGGTCAACTTGGAACAATGGTGGCTGGGACGAAGGACGTGAGTGGCAATGGGAAGAAATGCAAGAGCATATGCTTCAACAACACGAAGATCTTCGAGCTGAGTGGAACGAAGAAGATGAAGAATGGACTGACGAAGGACAAAGTCTAGCGTGGGATTACACTCGTGAATTTATTGACGAGGTTGTTTGGGGAACTTTGCAAGAAGAAGTAGATTACTATATTGAACACGAACATGACGATGAGGAATATACCGAAGGGGTTCGTAATGAGGTTTGAAGAATTCGTACTGCAGATGTGGTATCTCCACAAAGAAGAAGCATTGCTCTACGGTGAAGCACCAAAAACGCTTGACGATTACACAACATTTTATTATGATTGGCTGAAGCAAGAGTTTACGAAAGCCAACGGTATTATGCCCAATGAACATCTTCTATCTTCATAATGATCCAGTACAATGCGCTCAAGAACACTGCGACAAACATGTCGTCAAAATGATTATTGAATATGCACAACTTCTATCTACTACTCATCGTATTCTTGACGGCAATTGTGTACTTGGACACACTAAGTCGGGTCGATCGATTAAACGATTCACGCTTCCTGATTGGCGTGACGATACTCTTTACCTCGCTTCTCACATTAATCATCCTGATAATGTTTGGCTTCGTGAGTCCAGTGGCAATTACACATACCTGTACGAGTTGTTCGTAGCACTCTGCGAAGAATACACGCACCGCTACGGCAAAGTACACGCTACCGACTCCAAGTTGCGCACACTTCTTGCAACTGCACCAAAAAATATTCCTATTGGTCCAATGACCGAGCCACCGCAGGCAATGCCTGATCATTGTAAGCGTTCTGACGTGGTGGAGGCATACAAGAATTACTATATAACTGAAAAGAAGAACTTTGCTAAGTGGAAAAATCGGTCAACCCCAAAGTGGTTTGCTGATGCAATGGAGAACAACCTTGCCTTTGTATGATTTTTTGAACACCGAAACTGGTGAGCAGTTTTCAACATTTATGAAGATTTCTGAAAAGGAAACATTCCTTGAAGAGAATCCTCATGTCCAATCTCTTATCCTCGGCGCACCGTCTCTCGCTAGAGGAACAGGTAAAATGACCAACGATGCTGGCTGGAAAGAAAATCTTTCTCGCATCGCAGAAGCACATCCAAACTCTGCTCTCGCTGAAAAAGTGAATGGGGGCAGGACCTCTAAACAAGTGTTGGTTGATAAAGCAGTTAAGAAAGCTGGTTATGGGAAGAAGGGGTCTTATACTATGGAGGGACTATAACCATAACAACAGGAGACTCTATGTCTTACAATCTATCTGGCGGTAATATAGAAGACTTTGAATACTATATCGAAAAACACCAGAGAAAAAAGGAACGAAAAGAACGAAAACATACACAACAATCTGGTATGAAGCTGGAGGAAATTGAACCTCTAACATACACACAAAGAATGGCTTTTGAATCATACGGTTCTGGCAATCAAATCGTACTTCACGGTTGCGCTGGAACAGGAAAGACATTCCTTTCTCTTTATCTCGGCATTCGAGATGTTCTAGAAAAAGTTGATGGCAAACAAAAGGTCATTATTGTTCGTTCTGTTGTTCCAACAAGAGATATGGGGTTCCTTCCTGGGAACATAACCGAAAAGACTAAAGTATATGAAGCACCATACCGTGACCTGCTGGCAGGTATGTTTAACAGGGGAGATGCATATGACATCCTCAAAAACAAAGGAAAGATCGAGTTTGTCACCACTTCGTTTATTCGTGGTCAAACATGGGATGATGCTATCATCATGGTTGACGAGGCACAGAATCTCAGTTTCCAGGAACTCCATTCTGTCATCACACGTGTTGGTGAGAACTCTCGCATTATCCTATGCGGCGATGGTAAACAAGATGATCTCACTTCTGAACGATTTAAAGAATCGTCTGGACTCTCGCAGTTCTTAAATATCTTGACAAATATGGAATCTTTTGATATAATTAATTTCCAGACTGACGATATTGTCCGCAGTGGGCTAGTCCGTGAATACATTTTAGCATGCGAAAATTTGAACACAAAACAGATCTACAATTAGAAGAGTATCTAACAGAGGAGGGGAACGGTCGCCGTTTGTATGTTACACCTGAAGGCAAGTTCCCCTCCATTACTACTGTTCTTGGTGTTCTTTCTCGTGCTGGAATTGCTGAGTGGCGCAAGCGAGTTGGTGAGACCGAAGCAAATCGTATATCTACCCAAGCTGCCCGCAGAGGTACTAACGTGCATCAAATGTGCGAGGACTACCTCAACAACGAACTTGATGTAAAGAAGTTCCTGCCACACGAGCGTGAGATGTTTAGCGGCATCAAACGAGTGTTGGATGAACACGTCGGTCTTGTTTATATGCAGGAGAAACCGTTGTACTCTGCATACTTGGGCGTGGCTGGTCGAGTCGACTGTATCGCTGAGTTTGATGGAAGAGTCTCCGTCATCGACTTCAAAACGGCAGGCAAGCTGAAGAAAAAAGAATACATTCATTCTTACTTTCAACAGGCGTCGGCGTACTGTGTGATGTTTGAGGAGCGCACAGGCATACCTGTAGATAAGATCGTCATTATTATTGGCGTTGAGCACGAGGATGATGCTCAAGTGTTTATTGAAAAGCGTGACAACTGGATCAGTGATCTACAAGAAACGATTCGACTATATAACAACAGTTGAAATACTTTACGATAGAATAAAAAGAATCTAGAAAGTAGCGTATTTCAGGCGAAAACGAAAAAAAGAATGAAATAAGAAAAAAACGCTTGACTTTTATTCAAGCATTTAGTATAATACAATGTATGATGAGATAGGGGAAGCGATTCCCCTTTTCTTAGGATGTAAATATAAGGATTTAGTTATATGCTAAAACAAGTTTGCAAATACCCAGGACATCTAACAGTGTTTGTAATCGGTGCTGTAATGTATGTTGTAACGCTTGTAAATTTTCTTGGGGAAGTTCTTTGAGCGTATCGTTTGTACAACGGTTCGTTTGATTTTTACTACTTGACTTTTTTTATTCACTAAATACAGGAGAAATCTTATGAAAAAGACTATCGCAATCGCAGCTATCCTTGCTTCAACTTCATCTTTCGCTTTTTATGGCAATGATGGTGACAGCAATGTAAATGGCTACACCGATACTACAGCTGCTGGCTTTGGTAACGGTAATGCCTCTGGCACTGGTAAGTTCAGCATCGCAATTAATGCTGAAGGTTCCGCTAAGATGGACGGCACCTCTCACTTCGCTGGTGACAATGGTCTGTACGGTAATGGTTATCGTCAGCCATACTATGGTTATGCACCTTACCACGCACAGTAAGAAGTAACCAATACAACTCCGTTCACCATGGGGGTGGGCGGAGTTTTTTGCAAGTAAAAAGGAGTTAAAATGAAGAAAACTATTCTTGCAACCGCAGTACTCGCTGCTGCTATGTCTGCTCAAGCTGATGTTACCCTGTTCGGTAATGTTGAGCAGCGTTTGGAAAGCACCAATAGTGCTTGGAATGTAAATGGTGATGACAACTACTTTGGTGTTAAGGCAGTAGAAGATCTCGGTAACGGTGCTTCTGCATTCGCAGTATTGTCCATGGATCTGGGCACTGAAACTGGTTCAACTGCAACTGCTCGTGATCAGTATGTAGGTCTGTCCATGTCTGGTGTTACTGTTCAGGCAGGTCGTTTTAAGAATCTTGAGAAGTCTCAGGTTTCTGACACTGTTGATGCCTTCCATGGTACTTCTTTCACTTCCGACAACGCTGGTCGTGTAGATTCTGCCGTTGCCGTTATGGGTGAAGTTGGTGTTGTTCGTGTTGCTGGTTCAGTAATTGCTGACAACGCAGGCGAAGATAAGATGGACGCATACGAAGTCGCTGGTGGCATCGATGTTGGTCCAGCTGCCGTCACTGCATACTACAGCAAGAACAAGACCACTGATGCGGTAACTAAGGCAATTGCTGCCTCTGGTTCTGTTGGTGAGTTTAATCTTGGTGCAACTGCTGAGCGTTCTGACGCTGGTGTAGATACTTACACCGTTGTTGGTTCAACTTCTATCGGTGGCAACAACACTCTGACTGGTGGTTATGAAACTATCGAAAATGGTGTTGACACTTATGTTGTTGAAGTTGCTCACAACTTCTCTAAGAATGTAGCTGCTTATGTCAACTACAGCGACAATGATGCTGCTGGCGCAGATTCAACCACTATGGTTGGTCTGAACATGGCATTCTAAGTTTATTCTTAGAGCGATCAAAGGGGAGCTTCGGCTCCCTTTTTTATTTAATCAAATCTTAATAAAAGTTTAATGTATTCGTAATGCCTTTTTTTGATAATTTTATTAAATAATTATGAGGGGATGCCGTGGGGGCATTCCTTTTTGTATGTTTGGAGAAGATTAAATGGATTTAAAAAACTTTCTTGGTGCAATCGCAATGGTTGCTGCCTATGCTGTTTCAGCTAACGCTGCTGAACTTCCTTCTTATAACAAAGTATCTGGTGTTTCTGGTAATCTCAACTCAGTTGGTTCTGACACTCTCGCAAATCTAATGACCTTCTGGGCAGAAGAGTTTCGTAAGCAATATCCTAATGTAAATGTTGGTATTCAAGCAGCAGGTTCCTCTACTGCACCACCTGCGTTGACAGAAGGCACTTCTAATGTTGGACCAATGTCTCGTAAAATGAAGGATAAAGAACTACAAGCATTTGAGGCAAAGTATGGATATAAACCAACTGCTATTCCTGTTGCTATTGATGCGTTGGCAGTATTTGTCAGCAAAGACAACCCTGTTGAGGGATTGACCATTCCACAGGTTGATGCGATTTTCTCAAGCACAAGAAAGTGTGGTTATGATAAAGATGCTAAGACATGGGGTGATGTAGGTGTAACTGGCGCATTCGCTGATAAAACAATTCAGTTGTATGGTCGTAACTCTGTATCAGGCACTTATGGTTACTTCAAGAAGAAGGGGTTGTGTAAGGGTGACTACAAGAACAGCGTGAATGAACAGCCAGGTTCTGCGTCTGTGGTTCAGTCTGTTACTTCTTCTGTGAATGGTATCGGTTACTCGGGTATGGGTTATCAGACTTCTGGCGTAAAGGCAGTGCCACTTGCTAAGAAAGAAGGCGATGCGTTTATTCCAGCAACTCCAGAGAATGCACTGAATGGCAAATATCCTCTTAGTCGTTTCCTGTACATCTATGTCAACAAAGCACCTAACAAGCCACTTGACAAGATGACATATGAGTTTATTCGTATGGTTCTTTCAAAAGAGGGGCAGCATATTGTTGAGAAAGATGGTTATGTGCCACTGACTGCAGATATGGCTGATAAGATGATGAAGAAAATTCAGTAATCTCCTTCGCTGAATGTGATAAGGGGGACCGAAGTCCCCCTTTTTTTATGCCTGTCGTTCAATGTAGGTTGTTTTTATCTTCATCGGTTGAAAGTATTTTTCAACCACAGACTTCGCAATCTCAACATCATATGGTTTACAACTAAAGATATCTAGATAGAAGTCGCCGTTCTTGTCAACAAAGTGACCAGCGATGTTACTTGTCTCGATCAACTGAAGCAAACTATAACCAGCAGCATCTGGATTATGTGTAGCGAAATGTTCTACAACAGGTTCGCCCCATGCTTTCATATCAATTGCTTCGACCAATTCTTTGGCGAACGCACGAATGTTTGCCTCGTCACGCACCAGCGTTACGACACCCTTTGAACAGTCCATCATCAGATGGTATCCCCAGTATTCGTATGCCATATCAATACTCCAGATGTTCCATGAACAGGTTGTACTTATCTTCGATACACGAACTCAGTTCCCAATAATACTTGTTCTCTTCTGGGAATGTATGAATCGCAAAGTGAGATTCTCCCAACAGCCAGAGCGCAGTCCAGCCAAAAGGTTCAAATACATGATCAACAAAATTCAGTACAGTAAATCCTGAATCTCTCAATAGATCATTGAACTTGAATTCGATATCTGCATCGGTTGAAGTGCCAATTTCAATCCAACCTGATGCGTTCCACATCTTTGCTTCCATCTTCTGTATAGACCTCCAGTGCCAAAATGGCATGTAAATGAAAAAACACCTGCGTCTTTTCGCAGGTGTTGCATAGTGTATTTATAACAACTCTTAGAAAACACGCCAATATAAATATGGGAAAACACTATGGAGATGATGGATGTCAAGATTATTCGCTTTATTGCTGGGACTCACTCTGTCCGCATCAGTTTATGCGGTTGATCCCATTGTAACTGAATCCACTGCTGATAGTAATATCACTACAAGAGGCAGTATGGAAACCACCATCAAGCAGCCTCCTCCTTCAGCAATCTCCCCCCAGTTTAGTGCAGGCAGTAACAGCGACTTGTGTACTGTTGGTGTTGCTGGTGCAGTACAGACACAGATTCTTGGCATCAGTGCTGGTACAACCTTTACAGAGGAGAACTGCGTTCGACTCAAGAAAGCAAAGACGCTGTACGATATGGGAATGAAAGTTGCAGCAGTGTCCATTATGTGTCAGGACAAAGCAGTGTTTGAAGGTATGAGAATGGCTGGCACTCCTTGCCCATATGAAGGTAAGATTGGCGAGGAAGCGAAGTTGGCGTGGGAATCCCATGTTGAAACAACTAGAAAAGAATTAGAAGAATCGGATAAAGTAAATGTTGAAGAAGCTGCTACTTATGGTATCGGTGGTCTTGGTGCCTTGCTCCTCTTATTCTGAGAGCATTTCACCTTACTACGGATACACAGGCAATGCCGCTTCCAACGGTTTGGGTTGGAGCATGGATAACGTGTTCCCAGATCCTCCTGGGCTGGAGGTGAATGCAGTATTGTACAACTATACAATACAAAAGCAAGTACAAGATAGTGTCACAGTCCATGTGCAGAATGAAAATGCATTAGGAACTGGATACATCTTTAGAGAAACGGACGAATGGCGTCCTGGGTCATTGGGTGGCACTGAGATCAATAAAGTAATTGGTTTGCCAAACATTCATAGATCATATTGGGGGGATGGTTCGATTGAGGTTGAGGGCAACGGTTCGGTTACGGATCCAAGTGTGATCTACAGTTATAGAGTAGATCCTTGTTATGATCCGCAGTTTGATCCGAACTGTCCTGGGTATGAGCCATACATTCCAGACATTCCAGTTGTGGATGTTGATAGTTTGTATGATGCAACTGACAGTGATGCGAAAATTGCTGAGGCGTGTAGAGAAGGTAGCACTGATGTTAAGTGCGATTCTGTTACATACGAGAATAAAGAAGAGAAAGAGATAGACGAAACAGAAGAAGAAAAGGATAGCAAAGAGCGTTTAGAAAAAGCACTCGCCGCTGTTGACAACACTGCTTTGTTTGCTCAATCATTTGCTCAAGCGTCAATGCTTCAGTCAATGAACGCTGCTGTAAATATGGAATCATATACTGCCGCTACAATTGATGGCGGGCAGTATAAAGAAACAATTGTGTTGGATGGAGGACAACTCCAAGACAACAAACAAGGTCGTAGGATGAATATGTCCTCGCAAATATTGCATGACCGCATGATTGATCAGCAATATAATAGATAATGGCATTGTTATACAACAACAAAAAGGAGAACTCTAATGTTCAAGAAAACAATGCTTATTGCTGCTATGGGTGTCGCATCCTTTGGCGCATATGCTGAGAATGTGCCAATCAACGGTGAGGTTCAGTCACGCTGCGTGATCTCAACTGATACTCCAGGTGTTTATGGCAACCCTAATGCTTACACACTGACTACTGCTGCTGCAGATGGTGGCGTACAGCCTATCGTTCGTTTTGATGTAACTCTGGCGGATGCATACTATGCAGTAATCACTGCTCCAGAAGCATTTTCAACCAGTCCATCCCTTCCTGATGTTGTAACTTGGACAGGTGACACCGAAGTGTCTGCCGTTTCCGACGCTGCAAACATGGGTTCGTATGAAACCGACAAAGTTGAATATGGCATGACTGACAAGTATGATCTGACTGCTACTGGTTCCACATGGTTCACTACTGAATCTGTTGCAACGATGGGTGGTTCTAAAGCATTCCCAGGTGGCTCATACACAGCAATGGTTGTTGCGGAGTGTATCGCACAATAAAGGTTCACTATGAAAAAATACATTATGATTTTGATGATGGCGTTTGGTACTGCGGTTGCACATGAGATGACACCAACCTATCCTGAGTTGGAATCGTCTCATGTGAGTGGGATTTATAAGACAACCATGGAGATGTTTAACAAACGAAAGGATGTTGAATGGTACGAAATTGGAGTCTTTGATAATGAATGGAAACCAATTCCATTTGTCTCATCGTACAAGATTGTTCAACTGCAGTATCTTGGACATGTAAAGTTTGACATCTATATTCGTGCTGCTGATAAGAACAGAGCAACTTATATTTGCTCTAAATCAAAATTAAGAAAAGAAGATTCTACCAAAACGGCAGTATCCTCTAGAATATGTTCGAAGTTTAAGTGAGTAAAGTATGAAGAAACTTTGGTTTGTGTTAATGTGCTTTAGTGCCGCTGCATATGCAGACAGCAACTCACTTAATTTGCAGTTGCCATCTGCTGGCACAACATATGGTCAAGACAGTATTCGTACAAGTGACGGTCTGGACTGTAAGAACGCTATCGGTGGTGCAACGAACTTCGAGATTGGAATGACTGGTATCGTGGACAACTATCAAAGTCCATTTGGTAGCAGCAATCCAAATGTAGATACAACAAAGGACATCGGTGTGTATGCAAGAATTATCATACCACTTGATGCACCAAAAGAACGCATCAACTGCAACTCATTGTACGAACTTGAGTTGAGAAAGAAAAGACTGGAAGTGCTCAAACTACAAGAAGAACTTGAGACACTTAGAAAGTTAAGAGACGGTCAAGGGTTTGAAAACTAAGGAACCACTATGAGCGATAAAGACCTCGGACAAGAATTAGAAAACATCGAGGAAGGCATCGAGAATCTAAAGAACAAAGAGTTTAATCTCTTTGGAATGAAGATGACGCCAACAACAATCGGTATGGCAATTGCCGCACTCGGTTCTGTTCTTGGTGCATTGTATGGTGGCTTTACTATGTATCAAAAGGTGGAAGAAATTGCCAACCTTGATGTGGGTGCATATGAACAACAAATGCAGTTGATTGATCAGAAAATTGACAATCAGCAAAAGTTGTTAGAGTCGATTGAACAAAACCTTCGTGACACGAAGCAACTGACATATGACATCGAAAAGCGAGTCAATGACAAGGTTGTGTACTTCGAAGGAAAGATGGATAAGTTTGAAGGCAAAGTAGAAAAGACTCAGAAAGACTTAGAAGATAAAATCCAAAAAGCATTAGACAACCCACTAGCAAATTGAGGCATCAAATGAAATATATACTTATTGCTGCGGCAGCATTAACACTAGCAGGATGCAATCCTGACGACAATTATAATTACAGATATTTTTGTCAAGATCCAGCAAATCTGAATAGCGAATACTGCACATCAAACCAATGTGAGATTGATCGTGAATGTCCACATCATCTCTCACCTGTCAAGAAACTAAAGTGTGGAGATGAATAATGGAAGACAAGAAAGTTGAAAAACAGAAAGGCGAAAGAATGACCGAAGCAGAGCTGATGGCTCGTCTTAAATTCACCATCGGTATTATTCTTGGTCTTACTTTGTTTGGTATTGTGTTTGTTGTACTGTACAGTCTGATCTTTGTTGCTCAGCCACTGGATGCTATGAGTCCTATCGACCAGAAGTTCTTTGAATTGATTATTCCTCTCGCAACATTCTTGACTGGTACACTATCTGGTATTATGCTTGCTGGTAACGATAACAACCTCAAAGAAAAGGCACTGGACGCTGCCAACGAGAAGTAATCCTTAAGAGGTATTCCTTTATAGTCCTTGCTTCTTATGGAGGCAGGGAATATAATCTATAAATACCTTTGTAAATTACTAATGTATTGAGGAGTTTTCATGGCTGACAATTCAGGTTATACCAAACTCAATATCAATCGTCCAGAAGTCAATGATATTGCAACCCCAAACCTTGACGAACTAGAGCGTGGTCCTTGGCCATCGTTCGTTTCAGGACTTAAACGTCTCGCTCAGGGATCCCATGAAGGTGCTGCAATGGCGAAAGGTGTTGTCGGCACCCTTGAACAGTCATATGTAACACGAAAGGGTTACTGGAAGGGTGGGACCGTTGGTGTCGTTGGTTATGGTGGCGGCATCATTCCTCGTTTCACCGAACTAAAGAACTCTGATGGTTCTTACATGTATCCTGACGCTGTTGAATTCCATACGCTGCGTGTTCAACCACCAGCAGGTAATCACTATACATCTAAGATGATGCGTCAGTTGGTTGATACCTTTGAAGCAAATGGTGGATCTGGTCTGATCGCATTCCATGGTCAGTCTGGCGACATCATGATGCAAGGCGCAGACACTAAGCATGTTCAACAGATCTTCAACGAACTAAATGAAATTGGTTTTGATCTTGGTGGTGCTGGTCCTGCCGTTCGTACTGGTATGTCTTGCGTAGGTGGTGCTCGTTGCGAAATGAGTTTGCATAATGAAGCAAAAGCACACCGTCTTCTCGTTAATCAGTTCCTCGATGACATGCACCGTCCAGCGTTGCCTTACAAGTTTAAGGTCAAGGTGTCTGGTTGTCCAAATGACTGTATGAATGCAGTACACCGTTCTGACTTCGCAGTGATTGGTACTTGGCGTGATGATATTAAAATCAATCAGGACGCTTGGAAAGCAATGGTTGAAGATAAGGGTCGCAAGTATGTAATGGAAAACATTGTATCTCGCTGCCCAACACAAGCAATGAGTTTGGGGGACGACAATGGACTTACTGTTGACAACAGCAGTTGCGTACGCTGCATGCATTGCCTTAATGCAACTTCTCCACTTTCCGAGAAGTATGTCGGTCTCGGAGGCGATCCGATTCTGGCTCCTGGGGATGATCGTGGTGTCACCATTCTTGTTGGTGGTAAGCGCACCCTAAAGATTGGAGATTCAATGGGTACAGTGGTTGTTCCGTTCATGGAACTAAATACTGAAGAGGATTACGAAGCACTCGCTGATCTAGCACAAGAAACGCTAGACTTCTTTGCTGAGAATGCACTGGAGCATGAGCGTACTGGTGAGATGATCGAGCGTATCGGTCTTGTTAATTTCTTGGAGGGTGTTGGTTTGGATGTTGATCCAAATATGGTTAGTGAACCACGCCAGTCGTCTTATGTAAGAACAGACGGTTGGGATCAAGAAGCAGCCAAATGGTTTGAGCGTAAGGCTGGATGATAGACAAGCAACAATGCAAGATTCTGAAGCAAATGGTAGAAGAGCAGGGGTGGACGATAGTAGATGTTCGCACCGCTCACGAATTCTACCATGGGCATTTTCCTGGAGCGATTCACTGCGCACCTGAAGATCTTGCACGCCTAGACTCCTTCGGTAAGTATCTTCTCTATTGCCGCTCAGGTGCAAGATCTGAGACGGCAAAGAACTTCCTTCGCATGAAGGATATTGATGCCATCAACATTGGTGGTTATGATCAATTAAAAGAGTGCCTCGGCTCTAATTGATCCTTGACAAAAACCACAATCAGATATATACTAAGTCTTTCCAATAATGAAAGGGAGTTGCTTCTGTGCTCGAATATGTTGCCTCAATGCAGAATTATATCGTTTATCATGATACAGACAGAGGCAACTACAAAATACACAATGGCTTTAACATAATCGCCTATCCGAGTACAATCGAAGACGCATACAATAAGTTGCGGACATATACCAAATCTAGAGCATTAATCACCAAGTGTGAAGGATGCAATATTCCTAATTGTAATGATTGTGAGAGATACTAATGATCGATGTGATGACGAAAGACAAGTTCTCTATTATTATAGAGACCATGGTAAGAGATTACCGACTATCCTATCTTGATGCTATCGTACACTGGTGCGAAGAAAATGAAATGGAAGTTGAGACAGCTGCTAAGTTGGTCTCTCCATTGATCAAAGAAAAGATGATGGTTGAGTGTCAGAATTTAAACATCATCAAAGGTGGCTCCTGCGCTAAACTCCCTATTTGATGAGCGAAAACATGTCAGCGTTTGATGCATATCGCACTTATCTTGCGGTGCAGCAGCACTTTACTCGCAAGAACTATAACTTCTTCAAATACAACGGCAAAGTAAAAGTCAGCGAAGAAACTTTCCTCGGTCGCAAAGACCGATATTTCTTTGAGAAGATGTCACGCAAATTTAAGCGTGATGAGTTTATGGAGTTTATTGTATCCAACTACATCTCAGGTTCCGAGCATTGGATTGGTAATCTAATGTCAGGCGAGAATCTGATTACATTGAAGAAATGGAAGGCGAGGATTGACTCCTTGACTTATACCTTCAAAGAGGATATAATGTATCTAAATGATCAAGAGGAAAATCTTGATGTGGCGCTGAATCCATTGCTCGGTATGCATCCATTGCTATATCGTGCGTGGCTGAGGCAAAAGATTTCGTTGGAGACCATGGTCATTCTTGATGATTTGGTTGGTTATGGTAAAGTGTGGTCAAAGCACGGTGATAAAATGTTACAAGACCATGTGTTTCTGATGAATAAGTACAGACCGTTTCTAAACAACGCTGTACAAATTGAAAGTGCTAAGTTTCGTAAATTAGTGCTTGACATTTATGCTAGATCATAGTATAATTGTCTCTTATATTATGTGAATGTGGATACGAAGTTTATACAACGCAATACGAGGTAATACATATGTCTTTTGCATCTCTTAAAAAGTCCCGTGGCAATTCTCTGTCACGTCTAGTTCAAGAATCAAGCAAACTTACCAGCGGTCAGCAGCAGTCATCTGGTGCGGACGATCGTTTCTGGAAGCCAGAAGTGGACAAGTCTGGTAATGGTTATGCCGTAATTCGTTTCCTCCCTGAACCAAACGGTGAAGATCTGCCATTCGTGCGTATCTTTGACCATGGTTTCCAAGGTCCTGGTGGTTGGTATATCGAAAACTCTTTGACAACTATCGGCGAAAAGGATCCTGTTGGCGAATACAACAGCATGCTTTGGAACAATGGTACTGATGCTGGTAAGGAACAGGCTCGTAAGCAGAAGCGTCGTCTTTCTTATTACTCAAACATCTACGTCGTAAAGGATCCAGCGAATCCTGCCAATGAAGGTAAGGTATTCCTGTTCAAGTATGGCAAGAAGATTTGGGATAAGTTGAACGAAGCAATGAATCCGCAGTTCGAAGACGAGGATGCAATCAATCCTTTCGACTTCTGGGGTGGTGCTGAATTCAAGCTGAAGATTCGCAATCTGGAAGGTTATCGCAACTATGATAAGTCAGAGTTCGATTCCCCAGCTGCTCTTCTGAATGGTGATGATGACGAACTTGAAAAGGTGTACAACTCAATGTACAGTCTTCAGGAATTCCTTGATCGTAAGCACTTCAAGTCTTATGAGGAACTGAAGGCGAAGTTGGATCGTGTACTTGGTGCAACTGATACAACTGCTCGTGCTGAAGATTATGAACCAGCACCAGTTGCTAAGGCACCTGAGATGAAGTCTGCTCCAGCACCAAAGGTAAGCGATGAAGTTTCCTTCGGGGATGATGACGACGATAATCTATCGTTCTTTGAAAAACTCGCAGAAGAAGATTGATGCCTTTCTGATGTGAGTAAGTTTTGGGGGAGCTTCGGCTCCCCCTTTTTTTATGGACCAAGCCAGCCGAAGTTACGACCGTACATGCCACTAGGATCAGGAGACATTGGTTTAGTAAAGCCGACGTTCTTAGGCATCTGTACTTTAGTATTGACGCTCTGGTCAATATTAGTAATGTCGCCACCCTTGCTTCCGTCAACGATAATCGGCTGAGACGCCTGTGCAGCTGCTGCAGATGATGCGCCATTAACTGCGGCACCGTCGTTCCTTTGTGGTACACCCATTTCACTTGGCGTTCTTGGAGCTACTGGAGCGAATCCTGGAGCGTATGGTCCATTTTGCGCTGGCGCAGCGGTTGCATCAGAGAATGGATTGAGTCTAAGTCCATTCCACCATTCTTTTATACCTTCCCACCATTCCTTCAAAGAAATAAGCCAATTGGAATTTCCTTCTTCCCATCCCTCACGATGATATGCTTGAATTTTTTCTAGTTCTTTATTATTGCTTGTAAACAAACCTTCTAATGGACCAAGCAAATTTCTTTTCCAATTATCAGCTTCAAGACCACGACTTTCTAGAAATTGCTTTCTCTCAATTTCTCGTTCTTTCTTTTTGTTTTCATCGAACAACTCCATAAATCCAGAGCCGATTTTATAAAGACCATAAGCAGCAAAACCAGCAATCGCAGTTTTCCAAAGTAATGGCGAAGCAAGAAGTCGTATGATACCTAGTTTTCCGAAACCAATACCATAAATTTCGCTTTCTGCTTGTTGTTGCATAGCTTTATCTTCGCCACGCAGTTTCTTCACTAGTCTTTCTTGCTTAATAGTCGCAATAAAATCTATAATATTTTTTACAAGAGGTGATTCGTTTTGAAAGCGCAACCATGCTGCAGCTCTTGCTTGTTCCATACGCACTTCATCAGATGCTTGGAATTTTTGATTTTTCTCTTGATCTTCCTTTACCTTTTCCCACCAAGATTGTGCTTGAATGGTCTCACGAATCTGTTGTTCTTCTCTTTGTTTTGCTCTTACAACTCGTTCTGTCGCTTCTGCTTCTTGTTTTTTAGCACGAGTGTTTATGACGATTGATTCAGTGCTATCACCTACGCCAGCACGAATTGCTTCAACTTGTTCTTCTACTCTTTTCTGTAATCCTTGAAGATTAACAAGACCTTCCATATATGGACCAAATCTTTTCTTGGCATCCTCAACTTCATTAAACTTCAATCCCTGCATTTGAGATTTGACACCTTCCCAAATAGATTCTACTTGTTCTGGAGTTAATCCATGTTGTGCGCCAAGTCTGGTCTTCATCGTGTCCATTCTTGCCTTAGCAGACATTCTAACCATTTCACCATTTAACATCAACATCTGATCAAATCTTTTGATCAACTGATCTAGTCTTGATTTAATAATGTTAAATGTTTCAATTGACTGACCAAGAACGCCAGACATTTTTACCATAATTCTCTGAGAAAGTTCAGTTTGGTCTGTTACCTTTTTAAGTGCTAGTTGTACACTTTCTGTAACAGTAATAATTTTCCCTTGCTGATCAATATTTTGCGCCTGCAGACTATCTCTTTGTTCAGTCAATCTACGCAGTTCTTGCGTCTGACTTGTAGTCATAAAGGTAAAGATTGTATTCAGCAAATTCAAACCACGCTGAGCACTTATTGTTGCTTGAATGCTGTCTGCAAAGAATTTTTCCTGCGCAAGCATTTGCTGTTGCGAAAATTCTTGTTGACGCTGCGATATATCAATAAATGAATCTTGTAGTCCGAAGATACCTCTCGAGAGGCGATTAAATCCGCCACTAAGAATGTTGCTGATCTGAATGTCACCTGAGGAACTTGTTCTTTGCAAGTTCCCGATAGCATTAACAACTGGTAGATTTGAGGTTTCTTCAGCCATTATCTTTTCTTCATCCTTTCTTCTTGTTCTTCCAGATAGTTCTTAAGGAGCGTTACATATATATCTCGTTCCCAAGGTATCATCTCTTCAAGTTCAGTCAAACTATATTTATGATGTTGCATAAGTGCAAAATTCATTTGATACATGTTTGCCAGTGACTCATGTATCAAAGAAAGGTAAAAAAACTATGCAACCCCTCCAAGTCAAAGTGATCTTCCTTCTTACATTTAGAACACTTCCACTTGACAGTGTATTTTAGCGATGGAATTGATGAGAAAAACGCAGCGATTTTATCAAACTGCTTTTGACTCAACCCTTCCAACCACTGTACCATTTCTTCGCCGCTAAAGTCATCATAAACACTATCGGAGTCAAACACAACATCAATACAGGATGCGATAATCTTAAATGTAGCATCCTTATCTTCAAAGTTCAAATTGGTAACATCATTCAAAGAAGGATAACGAACCTTCACACCAATCTGATCTGTAATCATAATCTTGTTGTGTGTATTAATTCCTTGAACCTTAATGTCATCAATGTTGATCTTGATGTCAGTCTTATGATCGCATGAAGAATTTTCTTCAGTATGTCCAACACGAAGTTCAATTACTTCGCCGATAGACTTACCACGCAACTGCAAAAACAAATACTCAACATCAAATGTGGCCAACTTATCAACATCAATTTCAGTAATTACACACGATTCAATAATCTTCTTTGTTGCTCTGGTGATCTCAATGGTATCTTGACCTTCGAGAGCCATAAGCAACATCTTTTCTTCTTTTACCAAAAACGGACGGAACTCAATATCCTGCCCAGTTGATGGAATTTTTGTCACAAATGTAGGTGACGCAATGTTAGGCAAAGCCATACTATTCTCCTCACTTCAAAATATTTTTAAATATGCTTTTCGTTTTTCCTGCTAGTCCTGTTGCTTGTCCGCCGAAACCTGCTCCTGGGCTATAACCAAGAGAACCAATTCCTGGAATGTTAAGATTAGCAGACAACCCATCCTTGCCAAGTTTAAACGAGAATCCAGCAAGCGTACTTGGCTGATCCTGTCTGTTAAATACAACCTTGTAGTTTCTATATGCAAAAGTAACCTGTAAACGCACTACATCTTCAGAACCCCAAGACATGGAAACTGGAGATATAAAGATAGGATATGCTTCACGCAGCGTATGTACCGAACGAAGATCGCCACCCAAACCGTACTGTCTAATTTCTACATTACCAATATAGTTTGTAAAATACTTCACGTCCCAGTTACTTAATACGCTAGAAGTTGGACCATCAAAGAACTCAGCTTCTTGTTCAGCAAGCATTTTTTCTTGTTCTGTTTTGGCTGAATTTAAGCTGCCATCAAGTCCAGTGTATGGTGTACCTTCATAAGCACCTGTATTTACCATTTGCTCATGCCACCATTCAAAGTATTCTTTCTCACGCAAATCTTCAGAGCAAATAATACTCATTGTTACATCAGAATAGGTTTGTCCGCCATTAGGCATCTTATTAATTGGACCAAGATTACCGAATTTATGATCAGTAAAGATAAGGTTTCTTCCTGGCAGATCTACAGCTTCAATTCTAAATGCCATTTCACGCTCACGCTTACCATCGCTTGCTCTACCAGCATTAATATAAACTTCAAAATGGCTTGTCTTAGCAACACCCTGAGTATTCAGAGAGGTGATCATATTCTCAACATTAAAGCCAGGACCTGAATCGCCATTACCAAAGATGCCACCCAGCAATCCGTTGATTGCACCATCAACTAATCCGCCAGCTTGTTGTTTAATCAACTTACCTAAACTTGCCATTAGATTCTTGCCTCTGAGTCTGTATATACTTGACTTGCGCTTGCTTTGCTGAAGCGTTGCGTTGGTAGCATTAGTGCAATATCCCATTCAGATGGGCTAATATAAATGAATCTAGATCTCACATGTTTGCTTAGGTAATGCTTAAATGTTGGTTTAAAGTATTTGAAGCGACTCGCCTTGCTAAGAATGCTATATGACATAGCAATACGTGTTGACTCATCATACTTACGATTCGTTGACAATGTGTACAGTTGATCCATCAGTTTTGCTCTAAGCACAGGTGGCAGATAATGTAGATTCAATCCATAGAATCCGCCAGCAGCACCACCAACCATAAAGATCAACGGGAAACGATCATAATAAGGCAGTGTTGCCTTATGCTTTGGGTCATATTGAAAGTGATACATACCACCAATAGATGGACCATCAACCAAACGATTGGCTTCA